TTTCACGAAGTCACTAATCATATGGCAATCGAGCGCATCGCCATTTAAAATAATTGTGTCACATTGTTCTTGTATACCAGTATCAATGGCAAGTGTTAACGCTTCGATATCGTGATATGGAATATGTACATCAGATAGTACAAGAATCTTTGAACCTTTCACATCAATGTGTTGACGTTTCTTCGCGTATGATTTTGGTAATTTGAATGGATTTAACGCGCGTGGTTTGTCTTCAAACAATGCTTTATCTTTTGTTTTATTTCTATTCGCAACGCCAGTCTTACCACGTAGTTTTCTTATGTGTGAACGTGCGTGTTCAACATCTGTGTAAACTTCGGGGTGTTCTGCAAATAGTTTTTTAGCAAGTGTTAGTGATGGTGTGTTTGCAAACTGCTCACACACTTTCTTCGCCATTAGATGCGCTTGTGTTTTTGGATGTCCCATTCGTTTTATTTGTGAATGCTTCAACAACGGTTGTACTTAAAACACCACCTGCAACAATTGCTAATGCATCATACATAAATTGTGGTGCGATGTAACTGGTGAATGTTCCAACGTATGCTAATACAATCAAATTAATTACAATAAAAATAGCAGTAACTCTTTTACTGCTAACACTTTTTGAATAACTAAATAAATTGTTAATCCATTCCTTCATAATAACTTCATCAGCAATTCAACAATGAAACCACCAACGATGCCCATACCGGTTGCAATGCCAGTAAACTTCGCAACTTGCAATCTTTGATTTTGAATATAACGTTCGTGACGCTCAACTTTCTTCACCAATCCTTCTTGTAACATTTCATCGTCACCGATTAACGTTAATAACACTCTATCAATTTTGCGATTCAGCAATTGTATTTCTTCATGTATCAAATGCGTTTCGTTTTCGTGGCTCATAACCATTCATTGAATAAAGTATACGTGAAAAATTTATGACCACTTGCTTCGCACATCGAAATCAGTTGTGCAAATTCTTGTGGGTTATTCAACACTTGACAACCTGCACTCCATTTTTCAACAAGTGTACTAATTGCATTTGGATTTGCGCGATGAATATTGATTCCAAAAATACCACGCTCAATATTGGTTGTTACTTCTGCTATTTCGTTCTTATTTGAATCGCGATAAACATCAATTGGTGCGTATTGCGTTAATGCTCTGTATTGCCCTTTATGATATCCTAACACCCACGAATTTTTGTACTGATTAGGTACAACCATCGCAGTACCTTTTGGATTCATCAGATTCAATAACCAATGTCGACCTGCATTTGTTGTTGCAGTAAACCAATACACTTCATCGTCTTTAATCACACCAACTAAATCATCAAATCGGTTTGGAACATTAGCGCGTGAACGTATTCCAACCAAATGAAATTTCATTGCGAAATCATATTTGTGTTTAGCGAATTCGTCTTGTAATTGTTTAATTGTTGGCTTGACCATTTTGCAATCGTTTTACTTGTTGTTCTTTTTTCTTGATGTACTTCTTTAATTTTTCAAAGTACACTTGTTGTTTTTCTAAATCTTTTTTTCTTCCCCTTGACATATTTATTTATTGAAAATAAGAATCTAACCAACCACGCTTGTACTGACCTTTCACATATCTATCACTTCCCATTGATATCTCAAAATTGTTAGATGGGTACACATCAGTATCTGAATACAATTGATTCTGCGTGTTCGTTGAATACTCTGGAAACAACGAAGTGTTATCACACAAATAATCAACCATACGTGCTGTGTAGAACATCGCTTTTTGTCTTGACTGCTCACGATAATTCTGCAAATCGTCTTGTGTAATTGGTTGTGAATCTTCACTTGTGCGAATAACCAATGAACCATTATCTGTTTTCATATACAAGTGCGGAAGCATTTCATACATTGCCCACCAACACACCATTCTACGCACCCAGTTATCGAGCAACGTCAAGTAATTACCACTAATTGTATTATTTGCAACATCACTTTTTATCTTGTTATATAAATCTGTTCCGAGATATTGTTGCAAGTGTTCATCTTGCGCTAAATAAATTGCAGGGTACATAAGCAATGGATCAACTGAACCATTTACCCACGTGTATTTTTTGATATAGTTTTCGTCAACTAAAAGAACTTCTGGTTGTAGTGCCATATTAATTTTTTTTATTTGTATTTAAGTGAACCACGTGATGGTGTGTCAATTGGTCGAATTGCTTCAACACCTTTTGGTTTTAAACTATCAACGTTATCTTTTACAACTGAATCATTTGCAAGACCTTTGTTCGGTAAGAATTGACCACCTTTTCTTTTTCTGAAATATATCTTACGAAAGAACTTATGGTGACAATAGCAACCGCCTTTCCAATGCCAGACCGAATACCCATTCGACCCTGCTGGTGCGAACTTCTCATTCTCGCCTTCCATTGCAATGATGTCTTCATAACGATAAACTGCACCTGCTTTTGAAAGTGCAACCATCTCGCGACAAAACTCACGCGTTACCATTTCGCCATCGCGCCACGTTAAATTCTTTGAATAGTAATACCGAATTTTATAAAGACCTTTATCTGTTTCATCCGAACGTTCATTCGGCTTTGCATATGAACGCAATGACATATATTCTTTTCGATACGCTTCTTCGTTGTGTGGGTCTGTTACTTCTTCATCTGATATGCATTCCCATTCTTCTTCATCAACGTATTCGGCTTTATCAGCAAGGTGTTTTAACCACGCATTAGAATCTTCTTCACTAATGTGCGCAGGTACACCATTAATCAGTTTTGGTTCTGATTTATTTTTCTTTACTTTTTTTTTTTGATTGCAACTTCAACATCAACCTGTAAGAACTGCACCAAGAAAACAATCGCTTGTTCTTGCGTTAAAATTCCTTCTTTTACTTTTGAAACAATGTCAATTGCTGATGCAATTTGTGCACCGTTGTATGTCACATCAGATACCTTTACTTCTGCTGTTACATCAGTTGTTGTTGGTTGGTCAACTGGTGTATCAATAACAATTGATTCAGTTGGTAATGCAGTTTCAACAATTTCAAAAGGTGAATTCAATGCAATTTCAATATCACCAATGATTGGTGTGAACACATCAGTAATTAATCTTTGATATGGTTGAATCACTTGATGGTTGAAGATATCCAACGCAACAACCATTTCATCTTTGTTACTACCAAATCCACCATTATCACGAATACCAAAAAGTAAAGGTGATGTGATACGATGGCCAATCATAATTTGCTTCGCAGTTTCTTCACTCAAAAATTGATATTGTTTATCCGCATCAGATATTGGAAATGGCTCTATTTGTGGCGCACGTGCAGGGTCTTCATTGAATGTCATCAAGAACTTACCTGCATTACTCGCACCGCTCAATCTTGCTTCCCATTCTCTACGTATTTGTTCGCGTTCTTCTTTTTGTGGTATGCCATTCAAGAAGTTAATTATGAACGATGGGAATAATCCATTCATAATGTTATTCACGTGATACATTCCCATCTGATATGATAACTCGATGTAATTCAAAGAACCATAATAATCGGGTTTAGCATAGTACATAGAACCAGCACACATCGAATGGTCATAAATTACTTGACGTGGATATTCTTTTGCGCACGATGGATCAAACAAAGGAATGAAATATGGTTTACCTTTTTTACTGCGCGTGTTACTCCAATCGTACGAATACCAAATACCATTTACTTCTTCACATTCTTTATCGTATGCAAGTCTGCAATTCTCGAAAGGCAAGTGATTGATTTGCGCAACGCGTGTACCATCTAATGACCATATAATTTCAGCAACAAATTGACCTTGCAATTTTAAATCGAATGCAATTCCATCTAACGCATTATCAAGAATCGTATCAGTACCTTTACCAGCAATCATAAACGAAATCGAATTCACCAACGCATTGTGTATTGGTGAATTGTGATAAAGATTAATTAAGTATTGCGGATATAAATTGTTATCACCGTAGTCAATCCAACCTGCGCGATTCTCTTTTTCAATTGCTTCCGTTGGTTGATATTTTGCGAAGTTGAATTGTTGTATGTTAGTCATTAAGTGCCAGTATAAATAACGTCAACTGGAATTGTTGGCGTTGAAACATCATAGTAATTTACATTTTCAGTTAGTTCAAAAATTCCTTTTTCAACTAAACCAACAACACTTGCATCTGTTGGGTCTGTATTGCTTGAAGAATTTTGACCATACACTTCATATCTGTAACGCCCTGCATCAACAAGTGTTGCAGTTGTTAATTCAATTGTGGTGATTCTTTCGTTCTCGCTTATCACACTAACCACTTGACCTAATGTATCACCAGTCATTTCGTAGGTCAACACCAACAAATAATGCGTGAATGCAGTTGTGTAATAACTACGCCCTTCATTCAACGTTAAATACGTTGTTTGGTTTGCAGTATTTGTAAGTAGATAAATCATTTTTCCTTGTAAGTAAAGTTAACAAATGGTGGTTGTGTGACCACCAAATGTTAACATAAATTATAATTGTTTATTACGGAGTAATTGAAGCAGGTGAACCGCTCAATTTGTATGCACGTTTTGGTGCTTCGTGAGTGAATGCAAGTGTGTAACCATTCATATCACCTAAAGCAGTACCAGTTGCAGATGTTGAAGTTGAAAGGTCTGCACCATTTTCATAACCAACCGCCCACCAATTATCATTAGCATCAAGAACGAAAACAATTACACGTGCTTTTGCAACGGTTTGTAATTCTAATCTTTTTGCGCTCGATAATTTATGAAGCATAACGTTCACCGTTTGCGTGTAGAACACCGTTCCATTATCACGATTGAAGTTAATCGTTTCTTCAAGTGATGCAGTTTGCGTTGGTAATTCGTAAGTAAAATAATCAGCATCAGTTGCACCTGCAATTGCAGTAACAATTTCGTTTGCATCAAGCGTGAAGCCAGTTACAATTTCCTTGTCAACCAATACGATTTGCTTAACTCCACCAACACCATCTTTACAATCAAGTGTAAAACCAGTTGTTAATTCACAAGCCATATTTTTATTGTTTATTATTTGCACAAAAGTGATGCGTCCTTGTTTGACGCACCACAATTGTACAAGGGTTATTTAATTAATTAGGCAGTGTATTGGTAGAATGCGATTTCGTTACCGAATCCATACTGAACACCTGCGAAGAATTTCGCACCGAAGCGAACGTTGTCTGATAAATCCTTATCGTACATATCCAACAATGCAACTTCGTTCCAATCAGAAAGTAAGTTAGTACCGAACCATAGGTTAGACGCTTGCGCCATCACCATTGTATCGTTTGACATACCGGGACATTCAACGATTTCGTATTGACCTAACCAAGTCATTACAACGGTTTCACCTTGATACAAGTATGAACCATTACCCAATCCAAGAATCGCATAGCGGAATGCTTCAGCAACATTAGATGAAACATAGATGCGTGGCTTTTCAGTTGAGCGACGAACTTTCAAAGGACAAGTATCAACTAATCTTTTGATTTCATCTATAACATTTGTTTCGTCAATTGCAACTGGTGAAGAAACATCAAGTACAGATGCATCAGCCAAGAACAATGTTTCGAATCCATCATACTCACCTGCAGTTGCGTTAACACCTTGCCAAATAACTACTTCGTTTCTTGCTGCAATTCCTGCCATCATATTAGCAATTATTGCATCAGCAAGTGAAGCGTGAAGTTGTCCGTTCTGCTCTGATTTTGCTTCCCAATCCGCAAGGAAATCCTTCTTGCAAAGTTGTCTGTGTACTTGAAATTTCTCAAGTGTTAAAACGCGCTCTGTTAATGTAACAGTACCAGTTGGTGTGAAGTCACAAGTCGCATTTGCGAAAGTGATATCGTCAACTAATTTGCGTACTACTTGCTTGTATTCAACGTTTTCTTTAACGGTGATATACTGCAATGTTTCGTTTGACAAGAACGCCGAACGAATGTAACCTGCTGCTTCTTTACCAGCATAGGTTGATGTAAGTGAAGTGGTTGTAGCCATTTTTTATTTTTCTTTTTTTTATTTGTTTTTATTTAAGTTGTATGCGAAGCGTTCTTCGTAAGTCATTTGTTTAAATGATTTCTTCGGTGCTTCTTTAACCGCTTTTTTAAATTCAGTTTTTACTGATTCAACTGCTGGTTGTGCAGATAGTTTTGTTACTTGCGCTGACAAGTTTTCTTTTTCTGCTTTTAATGTTGCGATTTCTTTTTCAAGATTTGCAACAACGTTTAGGATTGCTTCGAATTGAGCATTCATTTCAGTTGACTGCTCAACAACTTCAGTTGCTTCTGCTTCAACTTCAACTTCAACTTTTGGTTCTTCTTCCATTGGTTTGATTTCAGCAATCACACCTTCGGTAACAACGATTGTTGATCCATCAGCAAGTTTGTATTCGCCATCCATCAAAGGTGCATCGTTGCCTTCTGCATCTTTAACAAGAACACGAACACCAACTGCCCACGCATCACTATCGGTGTAAATAGAAGAACCGTCTTCAAGAATTCCTTCGGTCATTTGCTTTACTTCAACAACTTCTTCTGATACAGATAAGTTGACGTTGTATTTTGCAAACAACTCTTGTACTTTTTCTTTAAGGTTCATAATGTGTTTATATATTAATTCAATTAGTAAATAGAACATCACGTAATTTTGTTTCATAATTCAGATGATTGTTCTGTGTTATTGTTTTTTGTTTGATAAAAAGAAGGTGCTAAACGTAGCACCTTTTCTTTTTAATCGAAGTATGAATTCAATCGTTTGAATAACTCAATTTCTTCTTCGTTCAAACCATACTTTTTTATTGCAATTTTTGTTTCTTCATTGCAGATTTTTTGAATTGCGTTGATGAAATTATTTACATCACCATTGTTCAATTCAATACGTAAGAATGCACCACCTTCGATGTTCATTTGTTCGGGTCAAATGCCCAATTTTTAAGTGATATAGTTCGCTTACTTCCGCAATCATTACCTTCGCTATCAACGAGTAAATCACCTGCGCTATTTTCACGCATACGATTGACGAATGCAATTGTTTTACCAGCCCATTCAAAATGCTTTTCTGTCCATTCAGATTTTGGTGTTGAGAGTAATTCTAAATTTCTTTCAATGGGTGAACGGTCTAACGAAGCTAATCGTGAACATTCAGATTTTGCCCATTCATTAAGTTCATCATAACTCATATTTACAACACGCACATAATCTTCATAACGTGCAACAATTTCTTCTTCACTTGCCATCTGCAACATTTGTTCAAGTTCAACGATCCATTGTTCTTGTTGTTCAGACATCTTCATTTCTTTTTTCGGTACGAACATTCCTTCGATTGAAAACGCTTTTACTTCACCGCTTTTTACTTTGTTCCATACTTCATCGTTTTCAACTTTCATCCCACCGAACCACGTGCCAACTGGTAATGAAAATCCGAACTCTTTTGATTTATCATTCTCACCTTCAATTAACCACGATTCAACAAGCGTTAAACCAACAACTGGTGATTCGTGTTCTAAAGTAGCATTATGATGCAAATTCTGCTTGAAGTAATTGTGCGCAATTTTTTCAATTGTTTCTTTGCTATACTTCACATAGTACTCACCTTGTGCTTCATCGTATCTGTAAATTAATTGGTCGGGAATGAGCAACGCACCGTATAACATCTTGCGTTCTTCTGATGCAAGTGTTACATAACGTTTTTCGTCTGATAACGCAACGAAGTCAACACCAATTGCAGGGTCTTCAACAACACTTATTGCGTGAACGCCTAACATACCAGTATCGTCTATGCCATACTCGATAACTTTTATTTTTTTATTCATCATAATTTTGATTGATTATTTATTAATTGTTGTGCCTCTATTGAATTCGATACTTGACCACTAATTACATATGCTTGAAACGGTGGTTGTTGATTAGGTTGATTCTGCAAAAACGAAAGTGATAGTGGTGAAGGTGAACCACCAACATTTGTACCTCCATTTAAACCACCACCACCGCTTGGTGGTGTTTTACTTTCAAATTTCGTTTGTTGTATTTTAATAACGTTTGCAAGACCTGCCGCAAGTGCAACACCTGCTTCAACGAATTGTGCGCCAGTTGCAAGTTTTGCAGGGTTACCACCTGCCGTTAATGCGTTGTTAACTGCTGTGTAAGTTGCAACAATTGCTTGTGCTAAATTGAATGCTTTCACAACTTCAAATTGTCGCTTCGCATCTTTTTCTGATTTAGTGCCAAACGATTCTGCAAGATTACCCAACGCACCAAATACATCACTTGCCATTTGTAAACGCTTTGCATTTAATTCACGTTGACGTTCTTGTGCGCGGAATGCTTGTTCTGCATCGAGCGAATCTAATGCATCATTCTCAATTTTCTTTATTTCAATTATTTTGTCCGTTGTTTGTAACGCACCTTCGATTCTTTGTATACCTTGCGTTTCATATAACAAATCCAAATTGCGTTCATTCACACGCTCTGCTTCATACGCTTCATCCATTGCTTTCTTCAAAGCATCGGCTTCTTCTTGCAGAATTTCATCACGTGTTTTCTTTCTTTTTTCTGCTCCTTTTTTTATAATATCACCTTTCTTATCTTCATTTTCTTCGTTTCCTTTTATGGTAAGTTTTGCTAATGCTTCTTGGTCATTATAAATATCTTCACTAATGAAATCAATTTCTTTTTGAATATTCTGCAAATCAGTTACGGTTGTTCCAACCATAGATGCACCCATATCTGTGATGCTCTGAATAAAACCACCTTGCAATCCAAGTAATGAAAGACCTGCTTGATTTGCTTCTGATAATGTAGTTGTGAATCCTTTATTCGCAAGTAATTGTGATTGTTTAGCATAAAGGTCTTCAAGATATTTTAACTTACCACGAACCTTTGCTTCTTGTTGTAACTTTAAAATCAATTGATTTTTTGCATTGATGATATCGTTCGTTGCGTTGATATCATTAATTGCTTCAATACCATTTGCTTTTAACGCTTTGTTCACTTCACCTAATGCTTTCTTTCTATCATCTTCACTTTTCGAATGGTCATTAACCGCACGTACTAATAATTCAATTTGTGCAGTTTGAACTTTAACTGAATCCATTTCTTTCATCACCGCCTCACTACGCATCATTTTATCAATCGATTCTTCTTGCGTTATATTGAAGTTTTTTACTGCTGTTGTTAATTCACTCCAATATGCAATTACACCTGCAATTGTACCTGCTATTAAGAAAATTGGATTTGCAAGTAACGCTTTACCCATATCACCAATTCCTTTAATCAAACCACCTAATTCTTCTTTAATGGTTTTGAAATTCAATTGCCCAAGTGCATTACCAAAACCACTTAACGCAATACCAGCACCTTTGAAATCTAATGACATAATTCGGTCACCAAACAAACCAACGTTATTTGATACCTGCTCAAATGCATTACCTGCATTCGCACTTAATTCTTGTGCTAAATCACTTATGTTATCCTTTAATTCTGCTGCACGTGCTGACGCTTTTTTGAATTCTTCGCTTGATTGATCCATCTCAAGCATCTGATTCTGCAACGCACGTAATTCTGCCTTCGCACTTTTAAATCCTTGCGCACTTTGTTCTGATGCTTGCGCAACATCGTTCATATATTGAACGCCATTGCCAGTTATATTGAATTCCTTTGTAGCCATTAAAAAAAGATTAGATAACTAATAAATAGATAAAACGCAACGTTTACACTTATTCGGAAAACTTTTAATGCGTAATACTTGCGAAGGTCTAATTCATATTTGCCTTGTGCGATTTGTGATACGAATGATTTTCCTTTGATATCATTCTTGATGAACTCTAAACACGTAGTAACGTTATCTGCTTTTATCATAATTGCTCGATGTTTAAATTAATTACTGATGCAACACTTGCTGTTATGTTAATCAATGAACCTTCAGCGATTGTATTACCCAACGTGTACGCAACTGCATCATCTGTTATTGTAATGGTTGGAGCACCAACAACGTTATCAATCGTGTTAATTGACATATCATAAGGTGCGTAAACATCAATCGTTTGTACTGCCATCAATTCAATTGTCCACAACACACTTGTATCATTTTCATTGTTGATATACCAGTTGCTACCATCACTTACCAATGTAACTGCGCTATTAGTTGTGTTCATTACATACGTCAACACATCGTCAATTTTTTGTGTGCCGTATGGTTGCAATGTCACACCATAAGTTGCATCGATGTTCTTGAATGTAATTGATTGACCTTTGTATTGCGTTGCATTAGGTACATACAACGTAATGTCTGCAGTCATATCTTGAGTTAATATGTAATTGTCATTGCGAGTAACCGCGTAATCAGTTGAAACAATTTTAATTGGTCTTTCAATTGGTGTTGTGAACTTTACATTGTCACCGAAAAACTTTGGTGCTAATACATTCGTTTTTGCTTGTAATAAATTCTTCGTTCCGCTCGATGGAATTGAATAACACTTATCATTTACTGAATTCCAAAAGTAACCATAACGTCTACAACAATCTTCTGTCGCTTCAACTGGGTCACCGTTTGAATCTTCCCAATTCAATGTCTTATCTCTATTCGCACTTACTGGTGTTGCATCACACGAATTATCTATATCCAACACACGAATCAATTTCACTTTCGTAACATCCATTTCACCAAGTACATAACCTTCGACATCCAACACGCGCCACCACGAATCAATGATCCATATTTTATCAGCGAATGAAAATGTAAAAATATCTTCAAGTGTTAAAGCAAAATAACCTTCCATTATACGTGCTTGTCCATCGTAAATTTCACGATAGTAATTACGCCAAAAACGATTGTACAAATTGTTGTAAGGTGATGCAGTAATTGTGTGTAATGGAACTTCGGGTGCAAAATTCAAATCTAAATCGTTCACACCTGCATTCATTGTAGAATAATTGCTTAAGCATTTAACACTTGTTGTTTCAATTGCATCTGTGAATTCATTGTACATCTGCACGTTGAAGTTTGCGAAATAGTAAAGTATGCGTGGTTTAGGGTTTACAAATTCACCGCTTTCGTTTAAGAATTTTGGTACAACAACATCACTACCATCAATTCCATTACACGGTGTTGATGCAAATGCAAGTTCAATTTTTTCTTCACCAGTTGCGAAATCATTGATGACATCAAAATCATTTTCAGTCACTTCATACCTTCCGAAAACGCGACCATTATCTTGATAAATCTTGTTGCAAAAATCACCATCAGCAGTATATGTGAATGTAAATTTCTTCTTTTGTAAATCTGTTGTTGGTGAATAAACAATGTCTTTATTTAAATCTAATTTCTTTGACCAATCCAACGTGTTACCACTTGCGATGTATTCGTTCATTGGTGTGATTCGCAACGTATTTGGTAATGTCTTATCGGGTACGAAAACTAAATTGAACATTTGCTGAATGCTTTTTATGAAATCAATTTGCTTCATTTCGGGCGCGTTGAATTCCATAAACACATTCACATTACCATACAATTCAGATGTTACACTTTGAAGTTCAAGACCTGTGCCTGTATAATTATTTGAACCATTACCAATCAAATCTAAATCCAACGAAGGTATAACACCGGGATTTAATCCACTTGCTAAACCATAACAAGCAATTTTAACTTTTAAAATATCACCAGTCTGCAATGCAATTGTGTTAAGTATATCACAACTCACATCTGTTGAAGTCATCGTACCTTGTTGAATTATATTTGTTGCCTGCTCATAATTAACAATTTGGTCATTGACGTAGTATAATACAACTAATGTTGTGTTAGTTAAATCGGTATTTGTATTGTTACGCGTTGCACTTCCGTGTAACCAAAAACGAAATGTAAAGTCACCAGTTTGTGGCGCAGTAAATATGCCACCGCTCCAACTATTCGATGCATCTTCGTATTCTGTAAATTGTGTATAGATATCGTATTGACTACTTGTTGTGGTCAACGTGATGTTATTGATGTTACTTGCTAATGCTAAATTCGATGCGAATAAACCAGTTGTATTAGCACCATTTAAGTATTGTGAATTTACGAATGGTACATAGACATTTGTAAGAATGCTATCTAAATAATCACTCTCGTAACTAATGCCTGCATCGAGCATAATTTGGTCAAACAAATACTTTGCTTTTACAGCAGGTGTTAAATGACCAACGTACAAAGGTGTGCCACCATATTGCGCATCTGTTTGATTATAATAAATCGGTTGCCCTTCAAGATTACTTGCAGTAAAATTAAACTTATCGCACAACGTAAGAATCACATCATCAGTCATACCACTCACGTTCTCATATAATAACTGATAATCTAAATCACCATTAGCAATTGTGCTGATATCACGTAGCATTTTTTCATTTAATGCACGTGCAAGATTTGGAACTTCACCGAAGAAAACAATTTCAAATTCAAACAACTTGCCTTGCGACCAATACACGCGCTTAACTTGTATGTGACCACTTGCAACTGGTATTGTATTATTCGTTAACGTTGCTTCAGTTTTAATTCGATAGTCAAACCACCCATCGAAATTGACGTTATAAATAGCACCGAAAAAATCAACATTTGTTTTACTTGCAGGTATGCGAAACTCACGCGAGTAATTACCAACTGCGCTAAAATCTGTGATATCTGTGAACTTAAAATTCAGATGCAGTTTTTCATTCTCGTACAAATCTAAAGTTGCATAAGTACCATCACCATTATTAACCGATAAAATAACTTCGTTTATCATAGACCTACTCCTTGACTATATTTTAAATTCAATGTGACGTTAAACAACTTGCTATACTTTTCATTCTTAATTGTAAACTGCGAATCTGCAATTAATACTGGTGTTTGCGAACCATCATCACTAACAATGAACACATCATTCGAGCGTAACAAAGTTTGCAAGAATTCAAATTCGCCAACGCTCAACCAGTCACTATTAATCACAAGACCTTTCGTTGTGTTTACGTACCTATCTGTTACACCTCTATCGTATGTGTTGAATCCAAACGTTGTAGAATTGTAATCACCAATTACTTTTTGATATTGTTTGCGCTCATAATTATATGTTAGTTCACTTCGCTTTGTGAAGTTGAAATAATCAACACCACCGCACGTATTTGTCCACATCAATCGCACGTTATCGAATAAGCAATCATCATCAATTTTGTAAAACACATAACGTCTTGAAACCCTTGTGCCACCTATGTTACGCGCATACACATCATACCACTTCCAATTCGTCATTGTTGCCCCATCAGACAACAAGTTCATTGGGTATGCACCGAATGCGTTTACTGCTAATGGATCACCACTTAACGCATATGTGATTGTATCAATTAGTGTGTTGGATTGATTGAAAATGTTAATCGCAATTTCAACCGCTTCTGTATCGGGTAACTGCGTTGATATTTGACCAACTGAATACATAACACCGTAATCAGATAATCGTGCAGGTATGTAAACTTCATCAGTTGTTAAACCACCAACACTTGTGTAATCACTCCAAACGTGGGTTGTGTTCAAGCGTTCTGATAATAAATACTTATCTGTTGTGTTGAGCGCATAACGTGTATTTGTATCGGGTAAAAATCCATCACTCACTTGATATTCTGCAAGGAAAAAATAACCGCGTCTCGATAATGCTTGACCAACGGTTGTTGGTGTGAACACTCCATTAATTAACCAACCTTCTTTAATAGTTGCACGTGCGTAAACAACTGAACTTGTTTCATCTTGAATGTTTGCAAAATTTGCAAGTGTTGAATGGTATAATTTTTCACGTATGATTGGTGCTATATCTAACACACCATAACCACTTGCGTTGGGTTGTACGTTAATTGTGAAATCACCAAAATCAAATATGTAACGAAAACCTGCGTTACCACTATTCGTTGAAGATGCAACGTAGATAAGACGTTGACCAACTGGTGTGAATTGTTCTGGTTGTTGTTGAATTGTAATTGCCATAATTCTTTATTTAAATTCAGTATTTAATGTTGCTTCAAAATCTTTTCCATACGCAACAAATAATTTTTCTTCGTATTCATCCCATGTGTTTTCGAGCGCATACTCAAATGCATTCCAACCTTTGATGCCTTTCTTACCAATGCTACGCGCAATCAAGAATGCAACACTTCGCTTTAACGATTCAGTTTGCTTTTGTATACGACCATCTTTATCGCGTAGCTTAATACCACGTTGATTGATCCATTCGTAAATCACATTTGAAGGTGGTGCTTTTTTATTCGCTCCGCGCCCTTCTTCCATTGAACCAAAATATTTACTTGCTTTTCCTTTCGCAAATACACTAACGCCGATTGATGTTTTTTTGATTTTCAATCTGTATGCAAGTGATTTATTTAACGTTCCAGTATTAACGCGATTTGTTGTTAATGAACGCCCTGCACCCGTTGTTGTTCTGCGTTTCATTCGATAATCACTTTGCATTAACTCAATAAAACGCTTTGCCATTTCATCGATTACAGAAAAGAAGTTCGGCATTTTTTCTCGCGTCATTTCATCACGGTTTTAAATTCTTCAAGTGTATTAATTACTTGCGTGTTTATGATGCATGGTAAAATGATTGCATAAATACCTTCGTTCAAATGCAAGTGTATACATTTGTCATCTATGATTTCATATTCGTGAAATACATACACGTTGTTTCTGTACGTCAATTCTAAACCTTTAATTTCTAATGCTTCCATCATCTTAACCTTTGTTAATTTGTACGTGTATAAATGAGCTTATTGTGCTATCTGCTGCACTTGTATTTTGAACTGATATTACAAGATATTGGTCAATTGTCCAATCGATATTTGAACTCACTACAACGGTACCAGTTTGCGCATCATCTGTGTATACCCCAGCTATTGGAAAGCTCTCAGTGTTTGTACTTGATTTAACTGCTAATTGTCGAACCATTTGTGAGAATCTTGAAGTGTTGGCATTCGACGAAATAGCAACGTTAGCACCACCTATTACTGCAGTTGTATTTACATATGCGCGAACAGATAACAAACCTGCCGTGCCCGTTTTACGAACGCGATTTCGAAATGTAATTACATCACCAACTGCAACTGTATTTGCAGGTATTAAAATGCTATCCGTTAATGTGTTTGCAGTTGTGCCAGTTACCGCAGTACCATCTGTTGTCTTGATTTTATTAATGATTGGAAGTGGCTGTTCAAATGTTTGTCTTATTTGTAACACACCATTAACTGCACTATGAATTACAATTGCAACCGTTACTTGGTTGTTTGGATATGTCGGCATAGTAGTAGTAAAACCACCTGCACTTGTACTTGATGCGTAAAGAATATCACCATCAGCAAATGCACTTGTATCGATACCGCGCAATTGTCCAAAATGCATAACCATTCCATCTGCTCCATTAGCAATTGATTCAGCCGTTACACCCATGCAATATTTACTTGGGTAGGTTCCATTAGCTAAGAATGGCGCTATTTTAATTCTACCACTTGCGCCTAGTGTACCGTCAGCTCTTACTACCGTACCTGCAGGAATAGTAGAGCCTGTCTGATTCTTTGCATAGTAAAACGTATCTTGCATTAACTGCCCCACGTGCCCATTTAAAACAAGCTGTAGCGTACTGTGGTCAACATCCCAACTTAAAGTTCCCTGAGTAGTTGGCGTTCCGGTTGGTGTTGTATCGAAATTAACAAAACCTGCATCTAAACCATATTCACCCAAGTCAACATTTTGGGTTGCACCTGTGTATGGCACTCCACCACCACCACCACTTGCAACTGCTTTTATGTAGAAATCTTTACTCATATACTTGAAGGTGTATCACAAGAACTCCAATAATAAGGCACTACCATATCGAATGTAATTGTCCAACCAGTTAACACGTTTGCGAACTCTTCGATGAATGGTTCAATGCTTACGTTCTGCACACTTATCAATTCACCAAACACTTGTCTATTCGTCATAACGTTTGCAATGAAGTCTTCAACGATTTGTTGCAAGTCACTCAACACTTCTTTTTGATAATCAGTTTTTGTTTCTTTGTCACGTGGTAAATCTGCGAGAATTATTTGAAAAGAAAATGTTTTCGCACCAGTTGCATAACTTACACTTGGTGGTATAACTTGGAACATTGGAAATTCATTCCACTTTTCAATGTCGAACGTATCGATGTGACCAAAGCGAAATTCTTTGATGATGTAATGAGCATCAACCCACGTTTGGAATTTATTGATAACTTCGTTTAATGATTGTATTTGTGACATAATTATAATCGAGCATATAGTTCATATAAGTAAATAGCTCCCACGCCTTTTTTTCGCTAATTAAATCCAACTTTGTTAAATCTCTATCACACGCTTCCATAAACATATGATAAAAACCATAGCGATCTAACACTTGTTTTAATCCATCGTCAAATCTTGCATCTTGTTCTTCAACTCCATCAGCGTCTGCTCCAAAAATTCTTGGGAATTGTTGTTTAGTTCGCTTAGCAAAGTCGAAAAAAAAAGCATCGCACCGTTGAATTGTTCCAACGTCATTTGCTCAACGTACGATTCATTTAGCACACGATTTTCAATTGTGTATTTTTCAATTGTGTACTTGTCAACAACACGTTTATCAATTGGTCTGTACAACACACCCATAATCTTAACGATGTTAGTATGCACATCTTTGCACCATTCGCTGATGTCGGCATATTCACCTGCTGTAATGTCATATAGATTTGGAATGAAACCAAAATCTTTGTCTTTAATCGTAATCACTTGAAAGAACTTTGCGCGTTCTTCTTGCAACGAATCAACAAACGCGTTAATCAAAGTCGGCAAATCTTTAACTGGTATTTGCTTCGCTTTTTCTTTATCGATTTGACAGCACGCACACACTTGTTCGATTTCATTTTTCGCTTGTTTAAAATCGCGATAGTGTTTAAGCGTGATGCTTGAATAATCTGCTGGTATACTTACACGTAATGCCATATTATTATGTTGTTTATTTTCAACTTAAATGTTCTTTTTGTTGTCTACGATCCACAAACAAAACAATCGTTGCCGTTATCATTTAGTATGCGTTCGATTTCTTCATTGATTTGTTCTTCACTCCACGTTGGATGGAACGCTTTGATTTGTGAACGCAAAAATGCGTTGTTGTTGTCGCTCATAATTTGTTTATTTTTTTTTAATATAACATTCCATGCCCATTTGTCTTTTGGCGCATTCCACAATTCTTGAAGCATTGATTCTAAAACGCTCATATAATTAATTTATGTGTGTTGATATCGTGTTCTTCAAATAGATTTCTAATGTGTTCAAACACTTCTTCAATTCCTTTTTGATAATCTGAATTTTGATTGACGTTGTATTTAGTAAATGTGCGATAAGAATTCGTTTGTAACTCCCAAAGCATCATTGCCATATCAGTTGCTTTCACGCAACGTAAATGCGCAAGTGCATCATCACCATCGTCTAAATTAAAAGTTAATGTTGCTTTCATTTGTACTTGCGAATTAACTCAAAAGTTTTTTTTATGTCTTGCCAGTTTAAATGCGGTTTGTCATTTACTTTTGAACCACTCCACGCAATGGTATATCCGTGATTGGCATTAACAAAATCTTCGCGTTGAACTTTGTTACCATTAACAGCATCAAGATATATCCACGGGTAATTACCCACAAGCGAAATTTCAATGCCTATTTTTTTCAGTCGATTAATGAACACTTCGATTTCATTCATAACTTATCGTTGATTACAATTTGTAATGGTTCTTGATTTGCACCAGTTAATTCAGTCATTTGTTTTGGATTACCATAAACACGTGACAATAATGTTTCAATAGAATACAAAGAACCTTTTTCTAATGATTTGCGCATTGCGTTTGCAATTGTCTTTTCAAGTATTGTGGCTTGTGGGTTGTCCCACACTTCTTTTAGTTCTTCAATATCCATTGCCATCATTGCTTGAATTGTATCATTGATTTCGCTCAGTTTATAACCGTTCTCTTTTAATAATGATACATACTTGCGTGGTCTGCCTTTTCTATTTATTCGTTCGGGGTGTGTATCAAATCCATCACCCTTCTTCAAGTTGTCTAATTTGTTTGCCATATTCGGTTGCTTTTCGGTTGTTTAATCTAATCCAACAAATGCTTTCAAAGGATAGAACACCAATGAATTTCTATACCCCCCTTCGTGTGTTGGGATAATTGGTGTAACACCGTGAACATTTTTCCACGCTGGGTAAACAAGTATTGAATTATCTTGTTGTCCGATTGTAGCATTGTAATCTGGTATATGCAAATCACCCCCTTTTGAATTATGTTTCTTGCAGATAATTACGTTTACTGCTCCAACTATATTTCCAGTATCACGATGGAATGGTGCGCTGATATTGTAGTTTGAAATTGAAGAAGTAAAAAAATTTGCAAATCTCCATTTTTGTTTTACCGCTTCAAACAATTTGACCTGCTGTTCATACTGTTGTGGTAATATTTCTTTTATTAATTGTTCGCTTTCAATTGCAAGTAACAACATTGCTTTTATAAATGTTTGTGCTTTTTTTTCTGAATGTATACTTGAAATAGTTGCGTATGGTCTTCTCATTACTGGTTTTGGAGGAACACTTCCAATAATCGCACTCATTTGACTAACGCCTATTTTTCTTGCCTCACTTCTTTTCATTCCTTCTTTAGATAATTTAACTGTTTCCATTCTATCTAAATATGACTTTGGAACATTTTTACTTCTAAATTCCGCATTAGCCAAATCCGCAAGTTTACACATTTTATCTGGCATCTTGGTAAGATAGAAACCAATTGGAATACCATCTGAATAAAAGATACAATCTTCTGTTATATTAGGTTCAATGTATTCACAAGCCTCACCAATCTTTCTGCTGTGAGGAATAGGTGTTAAATCAATTCTTTTCATTTTACTATTTTTTTGTAGTGAGTAGCCAACCCTTTTATGTCAGTCTTCATATCCACGCGCTCACCTTTTCTTTGCAAGGTTACAAAAGGATTCCACTCTTTACACATCTTCTTTGCAGATTCCTCATCTTTCTTTGCCTTATACATATCCTGCAACCCACCTGCATTGCTTCCAACATCTGGACAAGCAAACCAATATCTATTGAAGCGCAGTATACCATTACCATTCTTTATTGTTTGCAAGGCAAAGTCCCTATCTTCTTTTAGGTTAAACTCTGAACGGTAATTCCAAGAGATTTTCTTGACATTCATCAAAACACAAACTTCTGCAAACTTTTTATTTATTGAGTAATTTGTTTTTTCATGCCAAGCGTGCTGCGTGTAATTGATACCAACAATTTCAAAAGGAAGTTTCTTTGCCTTATCTAAAATATCAAACCAAATAGAAGCGTCTTTCTTTACTGTCTTGCCGTTGTATATTCCGAAGGAAGTTACATCGTCGTCGCAGACAATAACCCATTCGTGATTGTTCTTTCTTGCGTAATCAAGCATAAAGTTTCTGACATATCCAATTCCTTTATTGTTTTCTAAAATAGAAACTTTATTTGGAACTGGGTATCTGTCTATTTCCTGCGGTTCAATAAAATGGCGAACTTCAATTCCAACTTTTTCAAAAAGTTTATACGTTTTTGTTGTTGGTCTTGACTTACTTGGTATAAAACAAATCATAACTTTTCTTTTTCTGATTTAAGATATTCCATTATCATTCCACCAACATAAGCATTTCGTTCGCGCCAAAACTTTACAAGTTCATATGCTTCTTCGTAATGCTCTGCTTCAAATTCAATTTGGATTGCTTTCTTTACGCCATCAGCCATATCAGAAATTAAATCATCTAAATCATCACCTTCATCTAAAATAGAATAATCAACATCTGCTGGTGCTTTCCAAACATCTAAACCCCATTCAACAAGCATATCAGAATCCCATTCGTTGGCTACCATTTCCCAATCCCATTCACCATAACCAACATTATCTTTAATTATAAATTGACGTTGTTCATCTTCAGTCAATTCTGATGCTTTGATAATTGGTATTTCTTTTAATCCTGCTTCTTTACACGCTTTTAAACGCATATTACCACCGAGAACAATCATATCATCGTTAACAACAATTGGTCTTAACTCCAACATTTTCGGAAACTGTTTTATTGAATTAACCAGTTTGTTGAATTTGTCATCTTTAATTAAACGTGGGTTGTTTGGATTTGATTTCACTTCTGAAATCTTAACGATAGTTGTTTTCATAATTGTATAATATAATTTTGTGCTAATTTACTTAAATATACTAATCTATATAAATGATATTAAAAAGAAAAGAAAGAAAAAGAAAAAAGTTTAAAAAAGAAAAAGAAAGAAAAGAAAAAGACCCCCCAAGAAAAACAAACGTTCACGCTCAATAAGAGCATTTACACGATCCAAGCATTGGTGTATTGCAAGTGTTGACATTTGATACTGCGCTATGTCCTACGCAGGTTAATTGATTAATGCTACGCATCAAATAAGAGTAAAAGAAAAGCGCAAATGGAGTAATGCAACAAACCACCAAATGCGCTTCCTTTTGATTTTGGAAATCCTAAACTAACTAAATATGATATGACAAATTGCATTGGTGCAAATTTCGTTTGATTATTCTTGATATAAAAATAAAGTTACCAACTGTTACGAACTTTTCAAAGATTCACGCATTGTTTTTATCTCGCGTTTAATACACGCACTACAAGTTGAACGTTCATTGTATGCTTGTGTAATTTGGTCTTTGTAAGCATAGAACTTGTTACGTTGTGCATCGTCAATCTTACCAGTTGATTCGATTGTATCAAGCAATTCAATCAACGCAAGTTTTTCTTCATCTGTTAATAGACCTTTCCATTTACCTGCTGGGCAACTTGCAAGTGAAAGTTTTGCTTTGATAGGCATAACGCAACCACACAAGTGAATTGATTTCTTGCGGTACATAACTTCAATTTGTTCTTCACCACCTACGATTAACGATCCACACGATTGTGTTGATGCTTCAAAAAATTTACAATTGCGACAGATTTCTAATCGTCTATTGTATTCAGAACTTCTAACGAATAACATTGTTTCGGAGTTTTTGTTTTACTTTATCTATTGTTCTATAAAGATACACTTGTGGTATACCAGTTTGTTTACTGAATTCTTTGTACGTGAAATCTTCTAAAATATATTCTTCAAACACTAATCTTTCAAATTCACTTAATCTGCTAATTAGAATGTCTAATTGTTCGTTTGTCATTCGCGCACCTAACCACGTTTTATCTTCTTCATAATTCTTATCTACAAAATCACGTTTGTTTCTTTTGTATTCGATGTGTAATTTGTAGAACGGTGATGATGGTGAATTAACTGATAAGTACATAACACGTATCAAATAGAATTCAAATTCGTCATTCTGCAAAAGATTATCAATATGTTTACTTGTGATAGCACTAATGATTGATTCATGCAAAAGGTCTTCATACCATTCAGCATTCCGCGCAATGTTACGTGCCAACTTTTTGAGATGGTCATAATTCTTGCTTATGTATGCATCAAGAGTCAAGGTAGTTCTTTATTATTTGAATTGCTTCGTCACTCCCCTTACAAATATAACTTTCGTAGTTTCTGATTCGCAATTCGTCACGCCACCACTTTTGTTCGGGTGATGCCGTACCACCTTTTTCTTTTTTCATTTCAATTGCTAATCCAAAAAATTCACCACGTGGTTCATATATAAATAAGTCGGGAAATCCTTTTACATAACCAGTTCGTTTCATTTTGACTGCTTGTAAATAACTTGTACGCATACCACCTGCTGATGCGCAATAAAGTGCGTTTGGATAGTTAGCACGTATAAATTGTATCACCAATTGTTGCTGATATGCTTCGCTATTCACGTTCAAAACACCTTTCTTGTATGTTTTTTTAGGTTTTCTATGTAAAGTTTTTACGTTCATTTTCAATCAGTTAGATATTAGTCATAAAAAAAAGTGAAAAAAAAGTTTGGTATTTCAAAATGTCGTTTTATATTTGCTCCATCAAACAAAGATAATTAAAACAAAAAACAAAACACAATGTACACACACATCTATTTCAGTAACATCGAAATCTTCATCGCTGAGTGCGAACAAAGAAACATCAAACCAACCAACGTATCTTACGAGTACGGTGAAACAACTGGTGCAATTGATTTTGCAACGAACGAAAAACTTATCATGTGCGATGTTGCTTATGACAATTGCGCACGTTACGAACGCGCTCACTAATATGTACTACGTTCAATTTATAATCGATGGTAAGTTGTTTAACCAATATAGATTTCCAACGCGCTGGAAGGCAATGCAAAAATTACTTTACCACGCGTATCAAATGCGAATTACAATCAGAGAAGACAAGTTATACGCTTGTGATAATTTAAACCAACCAACACAAGAAATCAAAATCATTTATTCAGAAACAAAACCAGTATGAAAAAAGAACTTAAATGGATAATCGTAACAATCGTAATCTTCGTTGTTATCGGAATCGTTGGCAATGACGAATACGAATTTGAAAAGCGTCAAGAATCAGTAATCACTCAAAACAAATAATACAATGCAAACACAATTTAACACAGATTTTTTATCACAACTTGGAACGTCAGATTTTGAAAGTTGGGTATTGGTTCAACAAGCGTATCGTGAAGAATGCTGGAATGAATCGATTATGGAATGTGGATTTAATACAAACACTGGTTATGTTTACATAGCACTTGATAATGGAATTAGTATTGCATCTTGTTTTGGTCAAGATGTAGAATATATCATCTTTGATTTTGAAATAGGTGATGAATACTTTTTAGATTCATACGCTGAAGCATTAGAAAAACAAAATGAAATTAACGCATAATAAAACAAATATGACAAATGAAAACAAAACATTCACACTTTCCGTTCGAGAGCGAAACGCTATTTACAATGCTATCATCACTACGCAAAATTACTACGCAGATAAGTGTAATGGCAACGCGCACGTTGACGAATACTTTTATGCAAGAATCGACGAACTTGAATCAATACTCAACAAATTTATCACTGGCAAATTCGACAAATAAACGCAAGTATGTTTGCGTTAAAAAATCTGCTGATGCTTACAACTTTACGCACAATGAAATTTCAAACAACATTGTGAAGTGCAAAAAGATTTCAGAATTGCGTTGGAACGATAGCATTATTGAACCATATTTGTAACCAATTAAAACAAAATACAATGACAAATCAATTTGAATTAAGTGGTGTGTGCGAAAACATTGCGCTCACGCACGAACAACTAACATCATTTCGGAATTCGTTCTTTGCGCACATCAAAATCTGCGCTCTTGAATCTGATTACAAAGAACAAGTGATAACACCAGTTGCATTAAATGGCAGGTTGTACAAGCTACGCACGTATGGTGAATGGACAGAACACGATGGTGTGGATCACTACGAATGCATAGATGCAGAACTTCAGTCAAATATTGAGAATGTGTGGTGGGGATTGAACACTGATTGGTTTCACACTCGTTTTCGTCACAAAGATTTCGCACCAATAAATTTTTAAGATATGGATTATGAATTAGAGCGTTGGGAAGAACGCAACGAAAAAAAACAACAAAGTAAACAATTAAAATCAAATACAATGAGTAACAAAAAAAGTGTAGTTAAACACGTTCAAAGTGCAGGTACTTGGAACGGAATGTTCAAATTCGATATCGATTTCGAGAACGGTGATACCGGTACCTGCTTCTGTAAAGAAGAATCAAGCGTTCAAAAGAACTTTCCAATCGGCAAAGAAGTTGAATACGAATTTACGCCAATGGGTAAAGGTCATAAAGTGAAAGCAGTATATAATCCTGCACCAACTGGTGGTTCTAATGGTGGTAATGGTAATGGTGGTTTTAAATCATTCGCTAAATCACCCGAAGAACAATCACGCATTGCACGAATGAACGCTTTAACGAACGCAGTTAATTGGGCAGTAAGTAAAGATTCAGCAACTGAACTTGACGTGCTCACAATTGCATCTGCATTCGAGAACTTTATAATGAGCGGATTGAACACATCAACAACAACTAATAACACGGAAGATATTCCATTCTAAAAAACAAAACAAAATGAAAAAGTTAATTAACTTAACACAAGAAGTAAAATCATTACTTGAAAAGAGACCTGCACTACGTGAATCAAATCGTAAGTTGTGCATCGCAATTTGGAAACTCGAAGCGAAAAGAAAGAAATTAGAACCATCTTTTTTCTTTGAGAACTATGAACGCGGTGCGTTGTCTTGTGGTGATAACATCGTTCGCGTTGCTCGATTGCTTAAGGCAGAAAATGAACAACTGCGCGGAATGAATCACGTAACAAATCAAAAGAAAGCGTTAATCA